GGGTCGTGGTGTGATGCTCGGGACGGACGCACAGCGCCTCGCAGCGCGGGGCCGTGCGCCACGGCTTGAGGGTGAGCCCCTCGAGCGAGCCGCGGCCCGAGAACTCCCAGGCGACGCGCCGCGCGTCGCACGCCGTGCCGTCGATCGCGAAGACCGGGACGATCCCGTTGCGCGCGCCGGTCCAGCGCCAGCACTCGGCGGACCGATCGACGGCCGCCCAGAAGCGGTCGAGCGCGGACTGCGGCACCGGCGAGGCGAGCGCCGNNGCGGCGCTCGCCTCGCGCCCGCCACACGCCCCGCAGTAGGCCGAGCGCGGCCCCGTGGGGACGAAGGGCGTCGCGCAGCTCCTGCACGGCTTCGCCGCGTAATGCCGCGCGGTCACGTCGCTTCCTCATCCGAGTACAGGAGACTGCACCGGCAATTCACGCGCTCCGCGGCGCTGCCTAACGGGTCGTGCGGGTAGCGGAGCCCGTTGGGAAACGCCGCGCCGATGTCCAGCGTCATCCCCTCGAGCTGCTCGTGCGACGCGCGCACCCGGTCATCGTCCTGTGTCACCCAGGTCTTCGACCGCATGACGCCCGACTGCACGGCCGCGGCGAACTCCCCAGCCGACAAGGCCCCGATCGTCTCGGTGCGCGCGATCGTCTTGGCGCGGCTGCCGGCGATCTTCCCGAACGTCGCGTCCTCGATCATCTGCGCCACCTGGCCGACGCCGAGCCCCTGTTCGCGACCGGCCGCGATCGCGGCGCGGATCGACTCGCGCGTCGTCTCGCTCACGTTCGTCACGAGGTCCGCGGCGCGGCGGTTCACGATCCCGCGGACGCGCGGGTTCTCGAGCGAGAAGTCGAGCCCCACCGCGCTCGCGATCGTGCGGCCGCCGGTCGTGACGGTGCGGCCGATGAGCTCCGAATACCGCTCGAGCCACCGCTGGTAGTAGGCGCCATTCTCGCTGTACCCGGCGCTGATCCGGGTGAGCGCCTCGCGCGCGATCGCGTCACTCATGACGGCGTTTGCCGCAGCGACCGTGGCGAACACACGCAACACGTCGGCGCGGTCTGCGACGAAGAGGAGTAGGGCGGCCCGCTCGAACTCCTGCTCCCACCGCTCGGCATCGTCGTCCGAGTACGAGCGGACGAGCGCGCGCGGGGCAGGGCGCAGGGTCGCGCGCGTCGTGTCGGCCGGTTTCGCGGGCGCGGTGTTAGGCGCCGGCAGGTTGCGCTTCGCTTCGACGGCGGCCGCCGCCATCGCCTGCGCGTTCTGCTGCGCCTCGCCGACCGTGAGCCCGCCCGGCAGCGTGTGCGTGGGGTCCATCTCGGCGGGCAGCCCGACCGCCTCGCGCGCCTCTTCGACGGTGCGCACCTTGCCCGCGACTTCGGCCACCACGCGCGTCGACGTCGCGGTCACGTCCTCGGTGATCGCCGCGATGTACTCCTCGGAGAAGCGCACGAGCGGCTCGCCGAACTCCGCCATGAACCAGTAGTTCAGCTCGTCCTCGATCGCGCGCATGATCGGGTAGACGGTCTGCTGGATCAGCCGGTGCCGCGCCTCGCGGTACTGCTCGCCGGAGAGTCCGCCGTCGTTCGACGCGCTGGAGATGGCGATCATCCGCGGGTCGACGTTCGCCGCGGCGCAGATGTCCTCGCGTGCGACCCGCCGGAGGTCGGGGAACTCGAGCTGCTGGAGGTCGAAGCCGATCTGGTCGACGCTCTTGAGCCCCGCGTAGAAGGCGGTCATGCCGCGCATGCCGCGCCCGATGTACTTCTCGCGCCAGCGCTGTTCGGCCGCCTGGAGGTCCTGCGGTTGCGTCCCGTCGGCCGTGTTGATGATCATCCCGGGCACGCCGTGGTTCGTCACCACTTGCCTAACGTATTGGCTCGCCTCGGAGTCGGCCGAGATGTCGAGCAGCGCGGACGCCAGGCGCGGATAGCCGAACAGCCCGTCGCCGGCGTCGAGGTCGCGGAAGTGCACGACGTTCTCGACCGGCTCGTGCGAGTGCGTGCGCCCCTGCAGGTCGCGCCAGTCGTAGTCGCGAATGGTGTCGGTGTTCGGGTCGAGCCACACGAACTGCATGTCGTCGGCGGGCACGACGCGAATCCCGCGCGGCAGCCCGCGCGTGCCCCTCCGCTCGAGCACCCAGAACCCGTTGCCGAAGAGGAAGAACTGGTTCGCCGTGCGCCCGATGAGCCGCGCGCCGGAGAGTCCCACGCGCGGGTTCTGGAGCAGCGTGAGCCCCTCGGACTTCCCGGGCGCGAGCACGTCGGCCGTGCCGTCGGCGCGCAGCCGGTACGCCTCGAGCGGGATGCTCGTGATGAGCTCGACGACGACGCGCGCGCAGGCGTTCACCACCGGGTGTCGCTCCCACCCGATCCGGCGCACTTCGGTGCCGGTCTGCTGGAATTCGGATGGCTGGGTGCCGCGGACGACCGACCAGCCGGCCGTCCCCCACAATGTCGCTTTCGCGCGGAGCAGGGAGGCGACTCGTTCCCAGGCCATCGCGATGCGGGAGCGAACACTCGGGCGCGCGACGCGGTACGGAACGAGCGCGGTCGTCACGTTAGGCGCTCCGTCCAGACGAGTCGCATCAGTCCGATCGGCGGCCAAACCTTGGGTTCGTAGCGCCCCATGGTCAGCTGCCCGAAGCCGCCGCCGAGCGAGAAGATTGGTCGCGTGACGGTGAAGGCTTTCGTGCCGTCGCGCGTCTGCCCGTCGTACGGTCCGCCGACGCACTCGAGCTCCACGGTGATGCTCACGCGAACGCGAACCCGGACGTCGGTGTGCTCCGGCCGAGCCACGCGAGCATCTCGGCGACGAGGAGGTCCTTGCCGTTGAGGCTCACCTTGCCCTTGTCGTCGCGCCGGACGCCGAACGCGTCGGTGATCGTGCTCGCCGACGGGCACGAGGCGTAGCCGTCTTTCACCGCGCCGAAGAGCTCGCGGCCCGCGTCGAGCATGAGCGGCTGTGATTCTGCCGTCGTCGCCCAGCCGATGCGGTCCTTCTTCTCGTCGGCCGCGTTGCTCTGGTCGTGCGCGTGCCGGTGGTAGATCGACCCGATCGGGTAGCGGAGCTCGTCGCGCAGCTCGCGCAGCACGGTGATGCCGTGGTAGTTCTTCTCCACCACGAGCAGCGCGTTGTTATACGCCTTGCCTGTTTTGCCGAGGAGCCGCGCGAACGGCTTGGGTTCGATCGACCGCGACTCGAAGTCCGCGAGCAGGCGCCACGTCTTGCGCGATCGCGCCACGAACGTCGACCGGTCGCCGCCGCCGCCTTCGGCCGTGTCGGCGCCGATCACCACCTGCTCGCCGTCCGCGCGCGCGTAGATGCGCACACCGTCCGGCGTGGTCTCGATCGGATCCGGCGCCGACAGCTTCAGGGCGCGCAGGTGAGTGCCGTCGAAGAACAGGTTGCCGGCCGTAAGCCAGCAGCTCTCGTCGTCCTCGGGGTACTCCTGGAGGAAGTCCGACAGCCCACCGAGCTGGCGGATCATGTGCCGGCGCCACTTGAGCTGCTCGAGCGTCACGCCGTGCTGCCTCACGAGCAGCTGCTCGTCCTCCTCCAACTTCCCGAGCTCGTCGGGCGCGAGCAGCGGCAGCCGGTCGTTCACCGGGTCGCAGACCCACCACGGGAAGAAGAGCGCGCGGTACCCGTTCTCGCCGCGCTTCGCTTCCCGCCAGAACTGATGCGGCTCGCTTTCGAACGCCGAGGCGGTGGTCTCGAGGACGATCGTCGAGCCCTGCGGGACCATGGAGGGCGTGATCGCTTTACGAACCGTCGCCGGCGCGTCGTAGAACGCGTACTCGGAGAGGTGGGCGCGCACGAGCCCGCCGCCGCGCGCGGCGTTGCCGCTGCCGGCGGTCGCCGTGTAGAAGTGCGAGTCCAGGTTCGCGAAGTGGACTTCCTTCGCGCCGCGGTCGCCTAACGTGGGTAGCAGCTCGGGCGGGAAGTTGTCGATCGCGCGCTTCGTGATCTGCTCGAAGATCTTGTCCATGGCGTCGCGCGTGTGCGCGAGCGTCAGCGCGTTCGCGAACGGCGTCTTCCAGCACGTGTGAACGGCGCGCGCCTGCTGGTCGGTGGTGACGCCGGCGCGGCGACCCTTCAGCACGTAGATGCGGGCGTTGCCGTGCCTGCGGAGCTCCTCGGCCTCGGCCTGGCCGATCTCGCGCTGGACCGCGTTCAGCACCAGCGGCCGGAGGCGGAGCTGCTTGTCGGCGATCCGGATGCACTCGGGCGCCCACGTCTCGTAGCTCGTCGCCAGGCGGTCGATGTACTCGGCGCGGACGTCGCGGGCCGGTGAGACGCTAGCCGCCATTCCCGCCCATCAGGCGCTGCGCGCGCTCGAGCAGCAGATCATCGACGCGGATCCCGCCGGAGTGTTCGACCTTGTCGGTGAACAGCTTCCGGTAGCGTCCGAGCTTGTCGAGCGCGCCGAGCTTGTCGTGCATCTTGGACTCGGTGACCTCGACCTCGCGCGCGTTCTCCCCCTGGCCCTCGAGGTAGCGCTTCACCTTGAGCGACTCGATCGACTGTCGAGCCGCGGTCGGGATCTCCTTCGCGGACCTGAGCCGCGGCTGTTCTCCCGAGAAGTCGAGCACCTCGCCGATGTCGGAGAACGCGATCTTCGTGAGCTCGAGGAGGATGGCCTCGCTCCGGAGCTGCGCGCCGTCGGCGAGCTCGGTGAGGCGGGCGTCGAGCGCCGCTTTGATGTGCGGCTTCTGCAGGAGCTTGTATGCGGTCGCCTTGACGCCTCTGCCCTGGTAACCCGCGGCGCGGGCGGCGTCGGTCGCGCGGAAGCCGTTGGCGCAGTATTCCTCCAGGAACCGGCGCTCGCGCGGCGAGAGATCGGCGGCGGCGGTCGCGGCGTTAGGCGTCTCGCTCACCACGCGCCCCGCATGACGCCGGCGACGCCGATCAGCCACCAGGTGGGCGTCACGCGGCCTGCTTCTTCTTCCGGCCACTGTTGGCCGGCTTCGCCGGTCGCACGAACCGGCCGCCGTTCGTGACGAGACGAGGGCGTGGCGCCGGATCGATCCCTTGGGCTCGCAAGTGCTCGGCGCGACGCGCCTTCGTCACGACGTAGCGACGGCGCTCGCCTTCGGGCGTCGGGGCGCTCACCGCGCAGAACGTGAAGTAGACGAGGAGCGCGATCGCGCAGTGCTCGCCGGCCGGCCCGCCAACGAAAAGCCCCTCGGCCGAGTGGTCCGAGGGGCGGGTCCGCCAGTAGTCGTCGCTGTCACGGGAGAGCAGGGCCATCGTGCGCAGCACGCGCGGGCCCCGCTCGGGAATGTCATCGTGAGTCACATACCTCTGGGGCGCAGGGAGGTCACGCGTGGGCGCACTGCTGCACGCCTGCAAACTGGTGACAAGGCACGGGTCCGCGCATGTGTTTCAACCCCCGGGTGTAGACTGCCACCCAGTCATTGCATTTCCGCCTGGTCCGACGACTGCCCGCGTGCCGCCAGCGCCATTAAATCGAGTCGTCGGATTCAAGAGCCGGATATTCGGCGCGGATTGGACGTCGTTTTCCATGACGGAAACCTACCCCGCCGACGACTCCGCGAGGGTCTTAGTGTGGCGCGTCGCCTTCCTCGCCATAGCCCATCTCCAGGAGACGCGCCGCGGCGCGAAGCACCTTCCACGCCGGGTCCTGGTCGCCCGGGATCTGCCACGCGATCTCCTCGACGTGCCGCGTCACCGTGCGCACCGAGATGCCGAGGCGCTCGGCGATCTGCGCGTACGTGAGGCCGTCGTGGTAGAGGTGCGCGACGATCTCCCACTTCCGCATCGTCAGGCGGCGGAGCGTCAGGCGGTGCGGCACGAGCGGTCGCGGTTATCGGATGGCGACAGCAATCTCGGTATCCTGCGGCCGGCATGACCGGTGTGATCCGCTGGTCGGGACGTTCGGGCCGTACTCGATCGCGAGGTCGTCGCCGCGTTCGAGGCTGCGACCGCACCGCGTGCACGGCGTGCCGATGACGGCATCCGCGAGCGCCTGTGCGAATTCCTGGAAGGACTTGTACTTCATCGTCATCTCGCCGCCATGTGTGGTGGGATGCGCCTAACGAAAGCGCCGGGACCTGTCATGCCTGACGAGCCCCGGCGTCGCGTGGTGCAACGGTTCGCTGGCGTTCTCAGGGAACCGTTGGGGTGACCTGATCGAGCAGCGCGAGCCGATCGGCCTCGATCCGCTGCGCGCGCTCGATGGCGAGACTCAGGGGCCGCATGCGCCGCTCGAGCTGCGTGAGGAGCCCCAGCATGCCGGCCTTGAGCGAGTCGTCGTGATGGCTCTGCACGTACGCGCGGAGCAGGGCAAACTGCCCCGCGAGCGACTCGTTATGATGCTGGCGGACCTCCTGCTCGATCTTCTCGACGCGTTGCGCGAGCGCGTCGTGCTCCTCCTGGGTGACCATCACAGCTGCTCCATGACGAAGTGGCCGGTCTTCCGCGAGACGTGGATCTGCAGCAGCAGTGACGGCCGCTGGCCGGGCTCGCAGGTGTAGACCGAGACGCGGCGGTTGCGGACCGGCGTGCGGTTCCGGAGCTGCTCGCTGTTGGCCGCGAGCTTCGCGGCGCGGATCGCGTCGCGCTTGTTGCCCCGCACGATGCCGCACGACTCAATGCCGAGCGTGACCAAGGGACGGCCTCGGTGTTCTGGCGTGCGGATCAGGTAATAGCGCTTCGGGTGCGTGGCCATGGCGTTAGGCTCCTGTAGAAGATCCGAGGTACTCGTAGATCGGGACATCGCGAACGAACTCCCGCACTGCTCGATTCGTGGGCGCGTAGATCGCGTGCAATACGCGCGGCTCTGAGTAGATCGGGTACGTGATCCAGAAGGCGTCGCGCGACTCGCGCGGAACGCGGTAGCCGTGCATCGGCCCGCCGACGAGCAGCACCGGGCCGTAGATCTCCGACGGCGGCGACGGGAGTGTGATCAGCATGCTCACGTGATCACCTCGTCGTCGAAGTCGCAGGTCTCGTCGTCGTCGCACTCGTCAGGCAGCGCCAAGCCGGCGTCGTCTGGGTGGTAGAATCCCACCGGCTCAGCGCCGTCGACGTCGCCGTAGAGCATGAAGTGCGAGTCGAGCGCTTCGTACACCGCGCGATATTCTGCTTCGAGTCGCCGACGCTCGGCGCGGAGTTGCTCGCGGTCGCTCATCGCTTCGCTCCGATCGTCGTGCGGACCCACTCGCCGTTCACCTTCGTCACGAGCACGAACCGGAGATGCGGGTAGAGCCGCGCCGCGACGCGGATCCGCACCATCGCCGCCTCTCTGCGATAGCCTTTCACTTCGCGCATCTCGCGCGTGCCGTCGGCGAGCGTGACGGGGAAGTCGGGGAGGAACGTCGCGCCCTCGCCGATCGTGAGGCGCTCGGTTTCGTAGCTGAAGTCGCGGATGATCCCGAGGGCGCGCTCGTAGTCGAGGCGTTTCGCGTAGTCGTGCTCCCACTTGTTGCGGTACGGGTGATAGGGCCTAACGCCGGTTCCTGTTTTCGCACGCTTTTCCGGAAGCGCTGACGTGATCGGCCTTCCGGCGTCGAGCCAAGCGCGGTAGGTCATGCCGGCCGCGCTGGCGGCGCGGAGATCGGCGGCGCTCGACGCAGGCGGCAGCTCGGCGGCGGCGCGCGGGTTAGGCATGGGCGGCGTTGGTATGGGGCCACGACATGCCGTCATCGATCGCGAAGCGAAGCGAGTCGTATGCGCGCTCGCCACATGCCCACGGCTTGCCCTCAAACCCATCGTGCGGATAGACGCGCCGTCCTTGGTCCTGCTCCAGCCAATCGAGCCGCGCCGAGTCCTTCCGCGCCTCGTCCCGCTCGCGGGTGAGCGCGATGATCTGACGGCGCAATCCGGTGCCTTCGACCGCGGTCCCACAGCAATCGGGGCAGTCTTTCAGTGGCTTGCGTAGCCCGCCGCGACACTCGCGGCACTCGTGCGAGCGAGAGTTGGGATCAATCTTCGTCGCCTCATCCAGCGCTCGCGTCAGGTGCTTGATGTCGCGCGCGGCGTTTTCTAATGCCTGCTCGGCGCCTGCTATCGCTCCGTCCCGCTCGCCCCGCACGGCGTCCAGCGCCGCGAGCGCGTTGTTAAGAGCGCGGGCGAATACGGTGCTCGTCGTCGCGTCCGCGAGGTCGCGTATCTCCTGCTCGCGTTCCGCCGTTAGGCGCTGGTCGCTCATGTCCCGCTCCCGGCGACGTCGTGGAACTGAAGCACGCCGGTGTCGTCGTCACGCGTCGCTCGAACGCCAGCGACTCGCAACAGATCGTGCACCGCGTGATCGAGATCGGTGCGCGGCATCTGGCCGCCGATCCCGAGCAAGCTCGCAGATTCGTACGCGCGCATTCGCTCCGCCATCCGTGCGACCGGCTTCAGCTGGAGCGGCATAGACGGGAAGTCAGGAGCGTCTTTCTCCTTCTCGTAGGAGAGCGTGAGCCGGCCGCCTTCTTTCTTCACCGAGAACATCGCGTCTACCGCGCCGCGCAATGCTGTAGAGCCCCGTTCAGACTCACCGTCCTTCCGCGTGTGGTGGACGATGAGAACCGCGGAGCCGGTCTCCGCGCGGATTCGATCGAGTGCGGCGATCGCGAGCCCCATGTCTCTCGCCGAGTTCTCGTCGCCGCCGACGAGACACCGAGCGAGGGTGTCGAGCACAATGAGCCGGGGCGGCGCTGGTAGCTCCTTCACGCGGGCGATGAAGCGGGTGACGTCGAGCGCATCAAGCAGCTGCACCGGACCGTTCTTGAAGTACACGCCCACGGATCCGCTGACTGAGTATTCCGACTTCCAGGCGCGCAATCGCGACCCGATACCCGAGAGGCCCTCGCCAACGACGTAGACGACTAGGCCCCGCCGCACGCTGCGACCGCAAAACCCGTGGCCGGTGCCGACCGAACCGCTGAGAGCAAGCGCGATGAACGATTTGCCCGAACCGGGTGGGCCATGAATTTCGGCTAGCGCACCCACTGGAATAAGACCCTCGACGAGGAATTCAACCCGTGGGAGCTGCTCGACCGCTTCGTCAGTGAGGAAGGCCGGCGTCGGGTTCAGCTGCTGCCGACTCGAGGCTCCCGACAGGTGCTCACCCAGCTCGAATGCAACCGCGCGAAGGCGAGTCGTCGACGGCGCGCCTTCCGGTAAAGCGACGCCGCCAAGTGGCAGGTTGTCGACGAGTTCGTAGAGCTCATCGACCAGCTGCATTAGCTCGCCGGAGATCTGCGAGCGTTGGCTGCCGTTAGGCGAACTGCCTATGCTCATGTCAGATGAAGGTGAGAGCCCGGCTTTCGCCGAGCCAGCGGGTGCGCGAGCAACGAGTCACGGTCGAGATACCACCGCCCGGCGCGCCTGGTCGCCTCGATCGTTAGGCAAGCTGCCCACGATTAGGCGGCCGACTGCTTCTCGTAGCGCTCGACGCTTTCCAGCGTGACCATCCAGCGTCCGCGCTCGTTCTTGCGCCCGACGAGATCGCCGCGGAGCAGCATGTTGAGGGCGACGTTGTACGCCTTGGAGAGGCGCAGCGCGACGTCGGACAGCGGGAGCTCGGTGACCTGTGCCTGCTGGCTCATGTTACTCGCATTCGTGGGGGGTCGGTTGTCATAGACAATTGCGCCGACAACCTTGTCGGGTGTATGATGAGGGAGAAAGGGGGGGGGCCGCAATCACCTTGGCGCATGGCGTCAGAATGACAACTGCGAAGCGCTCGCGCGCGAAGAAGTCGTACGACGCTGACCCGTGGGTTCCGCTCAGCGGCCGAGCGCTGGCCGCCGCGATCAGGGCGAAGGGGGTCTCGGTGCGGGCGTTCGCTGTCGCGGCCGGCGAGCGGCCCCAGACCGTGCAGAAGCTGGTGAACAGCGGGAAGACCTGCCGCGCGTCTCGGCGAGCGAATCTCGCCGAGCATCTGGCGGTCTCCGAGGCATTCCTGGCCGGCGAGGACGTGGGCCTCGGATGGCGACGCCACGCATTGCCCGGCGAGGCCGCGGTCGATTTCGTGGAGGGCTCGAGTACCCCGCGCCTGCAGACCGATCCGCACGCCGCGCCGCCGATCGTCGCGCTCAAGGTCGAGCAGCTCGTCGAGCTCATGACGCGAGTGTTGCGTCGGCCTCGGATGACTGCCGTGCGGGTCACCGACGAGGACGAGCAGACCTTGAGCGCGATCGACGCGACGTTCCGGGAAGCCCGCCAGCTCCGGTATACCGAAGATCTGCACGCGGACCTGGTGTCGCTGCTCTCGCTCGAGCAGTGGCGCGCGTACGTGCTCGGCGACGAGCGATGGAACTGGTACCCGAGCCCGGCCGAAGAGGATCGGTTCGCGGAGCTCGTCGCCGAGGCCATCACGCTCGTGCTCGCGCCGCTGTTGCGGAACGAGCGGCGGATGCCCCCGACGTCGAACCGCGACCTCGAAGCCATCGGCGTGGTGCGGGAACTGGCCCGGCGCATCCGCGACGCCTAACGTCACCCCGCGAGCTCGAGCCAGCCGAACGCCGGCCGCTCGAGGCCCGTCAGTAGCCGCGCGAAGTCGTCGGCCTCTGCCTCGTGTTGCAGTCGCCGGCGCCGGTCGTCGGCCGTCTCGGGCTGCCAGCGCTTTCGGGCGGCACCGCGCAGCACGAGATGGACCCCGTCGATACAGTGGCCCAGCTCGTGGTGCCCGATCTCGTGCGCGAACACGTAGACGAGTGACCGGCCGACGAGCTTCGGCGAGAGGAAGATCGTTCGGGAGTACGCGGACTGGGGGCCGATCTCGTCCCGCATGATGTCCCACGGGAGCGCGATCGCCATCCCGTACGTGTTGCTGGCCAGCGGACGGCGCTGCACGTGAACCTCGTCGCGGTGGCAGGCGGCGAGCAGAGAGAGGACCGTGACGCCGTCACGGAGATCCGGGTGCCGCAGCCGGAACGCCTCCACCGCCCTGCGCACAAACGCACGAGGCGACGCTCCGCTGGCGCGCTGTGACACGATCGGCGCGCCGGACGAGGGAAGAGTCGCGCCGTTCATCGAACGAGCTCCAGCGCGGGCCGTGCGGGCTCGGCGAGCTCCAGCAGCTGCTCGAGCACGCCCACCATCTCGTCCCGGAAATACGCAGTCCCGATGGTGATCTCGAAGGCGACGCCGGTCGTGGTGTGGCCGCGGAGACAGCAGGTCCCCGGGATCGACTGCGCCCGGGTCAGGCGCCGGCGTTCGGGCGCGCGTGTCGCCTCGGCGGCCGGAGGACTCACGGCCGCCGGTTTCGTGATGCGTCGGCGATTCACGCGACACGCTCCTGCGCGGGGCCGTCGATCGTCACCACGCCATCGCGCCGCGTGTAGCCGCGGCCCAGGTCCTCGCGCAACGCCAGGCCGGCGGAGATCGCCCGGCAGCAGCGCGCAAACGCCTCGATCTGCGGAGTATGCCAGGGTCAGCCGCCGTGTCCGACCTAGGTTGGACGCCGCGTTAGGCGTTGGACGCGTGTAAGTCGTTGCCCGACATGGCGCCGTCCAACCTACCCCACCTGTCCAACTAGGGGGGTATAGAAAAACGTTGGCCGAGTCGGGCGGAGTGCGTTGCGGCATGGACGGGTGGACAGGTTGGACGCCGGGCTTCAGCTCTGTGCGAGTTGCGAGGGGTGGACAGGTTGGACAGGTTGGACGCGGCCTTATGTCCCAACGAGTTACGCGCGTCCGACCTAACGACGTAGGTTGGACGCTCATGACGAGTTGCCCCAGTTCGCCTTCGGGTCCGGCCAGTCCGTCTCGGACTTCGCGACCTTGTCGAAGTGCGCGCGGCAGGCGGCGAGGTGGGGGAACTCGTAGATCCGGACGCGATCGGGGACACCGGTCTTCGGGTCCGTGATCGTCGGCCGGTGCTGGCGGAGCTCCGGGACGTATTTATTGAGAAACGAGCCCAGGACCGTCTCGCTGGCGCGCCGCGGGATTCCGCGTCGCTGCGCGTGCGCGATGTAGTGCTCGTACAGTTTGTCTTTCGGCGTGCGCCCCTCGGCGGCGTCGTCGCCCGGGAGGTCGCCGCTCATGAGGACGTCGAGCCACCAGGCCATCTCGGGCGTCATGCCGGCCACCTTCTGGTCGCGGAGCGCGTCGGTCGCGAGCACCTGGCGGAGCGACACGTCCGACAGGTCGTAGTGGAGCAGGTAGTGCATGAGTGCCGCGCGGCCGCCGGCGTCGAGGTCGTCGCGGATCTTCTGGAAGTACTCCCCGTCCTGCATCCGCTTCTCGCCGACGTCGAGCACGGTGAAGCGGCGCTCCTCGAGACCGGCGGGGACCACCCACTCGTTGTTGCTCGTGATGTGCACGCGCACGTACGACCTAACGCGGTAGGGCTCCTTGCCCTTGTACTCGATCAGCTGGTGCGAGCCGGTGATCAGGTCCTTGAGCTTCCCGGCCGCGGCGTGGTCGCCGCCCCACGTCGCCTCCTCGAGCTGCAGGAGCACGCAGTTCGAGAGATGCGCGTTGAAGCGGCCGAGCACGAAGCGTTCGTCCGACACGAGCTGGTAGTGCGGGACGATTAGCTTGCCGATCTCCGCGCCGACGATCGTCTTGCCGGTGCCCTGGAGTCCACGCAGCACGAGCGAGGTGCCGAGCTTGTTGGCGGGTTCCTGGATGATCTGGGCGAAGAAGCCCATCACCCAGGCGAAGTGCTTCTCGTCGCCGTTGCACACGTTCTCGGCGACGTGCTCGATGAACCGGGCGCAGGAGCCGGCCTTCGGATCCGGCCGAACGGCGAACCCTTTCCAGAGGTTGTACCAACCGTCCGGCGCGTCGCCATCCGGCACGAAGGTGACGCCGTCGTACTGGCGGCGGTCGGGCGAGTCCATCCAGATCTTCGACGCCTGCAGCGGGCGCGGGCCGGCCTGCGTCTTCACCCAGACCTTGCGCGGGCGGAGCCACTCGTGGAACCCGCCGACCGAGAGGAACCGGATGTCCGGGAGCCCGTCGACGTCCAGCCCCTCGCGCAGGATCGCGGGCCGGTCGCCGATCAGCACGACGGCGTAGCTGCGGTTGAGCTCCGCGACGGCCTCGATCTCGTCCGACTTCGGCAGCGCGTGCGCCACCTCGCGCTCCGAGTGGGAGGGCGGGGCGGTGGCGAGCGCGTCGGCGTACGTGGTCATGACGCGGCCCTCGTCTCCGCGATGCCTAACGCGGCGCTGAACGCCTCGTCCGCGCCTGCGATGTCACCGACGAGCGACCGCTTGAGACCGGTGAGCTCGTGCGCGGCGGCGACGTCGAGCGGGGCTCGGCGCGCGGTGCTCGCGATCGCGAGTCGCCGCCAGCGCTCGAGCGCCGGGAGACGGTCGAGCGCGAGGTCGGCGACCCCGAGGCTGCCCGCGACCGCCGTGCTGTTGAGCGCCGCGTAGACGGCGTCGCTCAGCTCACGGCTCGCGTCGCGCAGGCCGCGGTATGCCGCGTCGATCAGCACCCGATCGCACGCCGGGCGCGCCTCGAACTCCGCGAGCAACCCGAGGAGCGTCTGCACGCGTCGTCGCGCGCGGTCGAGCTCAAGCCGCGGCGTCGTCACCCGGTGACCCTCCGCGCGTCGAGGCGTGGAAGCGGTTCGACGTGTTGGCCACCACACGAGGGGCACCGCCCAAGAGTCGCGCGCTGCTCGACGAGGATCGTTTCTGGTTGGCGCGACCCGACCTTTCGACCACCGCACATCGGGCAGACGCCATTGACGAGGGCGTACCCGCACTCGGGACTCGCGCATCGTTCGAGCGCCGCGACGCGAAAGGGTTGCACGCTCATCGGGGTGTGCCTCCCTCGACCACGCGCGGGAGGAACGGCATCAGGAGCTGCTGCTGCTCGATGCGGCCCTGGAAGCGCGACCCCGGTCGGAAGATCACGACGCAGCTGTCGAACGGGCATCGATGCTGGCGGCCGGTCACCTGCCCGTTGCGCTGGTAGCTCAATCGTCCGCGAATGAACCGGATCTCAGCGTGCGGCAGTGCGTAGTCGTGGAACCAGGCGTTGCCGGTGCGGGCGGGCACGAGGAACACCACGAGGGCGCCGTGCTCGCTGGCCTCGTGGAATCCCTTCCGCATCCATCGGTCGATCTGGCGGCCGTACGGCGGGTTACAGAAAACCCGCTCGCCGCGCCAGGACACGCCTAACGCGTCCGTCTCCTTGGTCAGGAACCGGACGTGCTTGGCCATGGACGGATCCGCGGCGATGTCGATCGTGAACCCGAACTCCCGGTCGAGCGCGAGATACAGCGCCGGCGGCGTTCCCCAGTCGACGGTCGCGGCCGCGGTCGTTTGCACGCGCCAACCGATCGCGTGCGTAGCAGCCGCGCTCACGTGGCGCCTCCCGGCCGCCATAGCCAAACCGGCTCGCCGCCGAGGTAGCGTCCGTCGACCTTGTCCGGCCGAACGTACTTCGCCAGGAAGTCGACTTCGCCTTTTCGCTCAACGCGATAGACCACACCCTCGATCTCGTCGCACGGCAGGTGATCGATGGCGTGGCGCGCCATCGCCACCTCGACGGAGACGGGCGGCCCGTCGTTCAACAGCGCCGGCCGCCGGAACTCGAGCGCGTCCACGCGATCGCGGAACAGGTCGAACGGAATCCGCACGTCGCCGCGCATGATGTCGAACGGCGCGAACGGCTCGCGGTTCCCAAGCTGGTAGATCGTGCCGTGGGCTTGGGCGAGCCACTCGCCGACGACGCGCTCGCCCTCGAGGAGCAGCGCGCGGAATCGCTCTTCGTTCTCGAAGACCCACGCCGCGAAGAGCCGGTGCATCTCGTAGTTCGACGAGATGGCGGGCCAACCGGCGCGGCCGATCGGGTGCAGCGTGCCGTCGACCAGGGCGACGGCGACACAGGAGCCGTCGAGCTTCTCCTGCACGATGACTCGGTCGTGCTTGTCACGCGCGCGTTCGCAGCAGATGCGCGCCTGACCGGCATTCACCGAATGATCCCCGGGACCGAGCCGGCTGTTCGGCAGATGGCCAATCGATCCGTAGGCCTTCCGTCCCAGCGGCTTGATCGCGGCGGTCATCGGTGACCCTCACGGCGCAGCCGCTTCCGGAGCTTCCGCCATTGCCGGCCGGTGGGCTTCGCGATGCCGTGCGCCGCCAGGACGGCGAGCCGACGCGCGCGAGGCACACGACGCGGCCCATCTCGGTAGCCGCCCTTGCCCGGCAGTAGCGGATTCCGCGGCTGCGGGTTCGCGCCGGGGTCGTAGTACCGGCGGCGGCTCATACCCACGCCACCAGATCGAGGGTGGCGGCCCGGCCGAGCGCGCCCGTGAACCTGTCTACGCCGTGTCTACGGCGGTGAGCGCAACTTCGGCCGCCGAGCGGCTCAGTGCGCTCACTTTGGCGGGGTGCTACGCCCTTAAATGAGCGTAGTGATACGTGGGTAAGTTTCCCGTCCTCCGCCTGATAAGCGTGAGGTCGGT